TGGCTTATTCGGACGGACGAACTTCCTCAACGCCTTCGGAGTAAGTCTCGTATTCACCTGACTCTTCTGTGCCATCAATTACCTCAGCATCAATAATCATGTCATCAATCGTGTGTTGATAAACAGCGAGCAATTTACCTACACCAGCCTTGATACCTTGTAACTCCTCTGCATTACTGACGTTGTCCTGAATGATTTTAACCATCTGCATTACAAGACTAAATGCTTGGTCCACCTCAAGAGTATAGGCTTTCTGATGAAGTAAGCGTTGCTCTGTCTCAACAATAGACGTTCTTTTCTCAATGAGTTCAATAACATCTTTGGCAGCTGCAAACTCAGTCATTACATTTTCTAAGGCTCTGCCCATTTCAGCGAACACTTCCCAGAAATCATCTGAGTATTTCTTCTCACAACACGTTCTGTATATCTCTTGTATCTTCTTGTACTGGTCAATACTTACGCCTTCAGCCGCAGCCTCAGCCCTAGTATCAAGAAGTGCAGTTATATAAGCAGCATCATCTCGAAGTGACCACAACTCAGGGTCTTCACGCAGTTCATCAATACGACCTAGTAACCTTGAACCTACGTTCCTAAACCTACCTGATGCGTTTATACTTTTAACGCCTGTCTGAAAATTAAGGGTATTAGTATTTGCTACTGCTGGTACTCCGCCGTGGCGTAAACAAAAGTTGGAGTTCTTAATTGCAAAGTTTTTACATAAGTAATTGAGCTTACCTTTAGTAATCTCTGCTTCACATAATTTGACCAAGCCACCATTACGTGTCTTATAACGGACACCATCTTTTTCCGTAATGGGGTCATCAGCCTCAGTTTTTGAACCGAAGCCTGGATAGTATCTGAACTTAGCCAATGTTTTTACTTAGTACCTTTGACAGTGTATACTCACTGTATGTCAGATATATCAGTACCAGACCATTATCGCAAAGGAACAATCCAACCAGTTGAGGCTATTAGGGACTGGGAACTAGGATTTGCCCTTGGAAATGTAGTCAAGTATGTATCTCGTGCTGGCAAAAAAGAAAGTGCCAATCGTCAAGATGACTTGATGAAGGCACTCTGGTATTTAGTTTATGAGTTGAATAGTGGAGACGTTGAGTCTACTGATAAGTTCTTAAAAGCTTATCAAGAACAGACTCAATTAAAATGACTGCATATCTGAATACTTTCTAGCATCATCATTTTCATCTGACTTCTTCTTCATTTCCATCGCTTTAGATGGGTTGAACCTAGACTGAGTCTGGAACCACTGTTGCATTCCAAGACGAACTTGTTGTTGTCCATCAGGTGGAAGTTTACGGAACGCTTCAGAACCAGAGAGTAATCTCATATACTCAGAACGGTCTTTAGGCTGACCCTTTTTCATAGACTGTTCTACAAGTGAAACACCATAAGCAAGAGCCTTACCTAGTGGTGTACCTTGATTAGCCCTCAAGAAGTTAAGGGTGTCACCACCAGACTCAGGTGCTTTAGGTGGTCCGAATACAGCCTTATTAGTATTACCCATACCGTAAGACATACCTGACTTCATCTTTACATCACGAGATGGTTGTCCAGAAGCAGTCAAGCCTTTATCTCTATTCTCATATACCTTTCGGACACCAGAGAAAATATCTTCAGCCATTATTTCTTCTTGCCCTTCATCATAAAGGCTGGCATCTTCTTAGCACCCTTTTTCATATCAGCCTTCTCAGCTTTCATAGGCATCTTGTCTTTTGCGGACTCAACACCCATCATCTTCGACATCGACATCTTTCCTTTAGGATAAGGCATACCCATTGGCATTTTAGTTACTTCCTCTTCTTGTAAATGGCAGTAGCCTTGGCTTCCTGCTCTCGACTTGGTTTGATTACCAACTTACCCTCAGCGTTGGAATGCTCTGCGTACTCGGCTTCCATTGCTTGTCGCATAGTCGGGCGATTGCCTAACTTATGCTCACGTTGCTCCATTTTCAGAAGCTCCGTTTTGGTAGGTGCTTTCTTGAGATTATGTTCCTTCGTTTCTACGGTCATCAAAGTACCCATAGATAGATGGTTCATATGTTTGTTCATCTCATTCAGCATTTACTTAGCCTTCCCTAATACTTTCTTCAGTCTAGGATTCTTAGCCTTAGCGGCAGGACTTGCCTTACGTGCAGAAGTTGCCAAGATAGCACCAGCACTATCCATAGAGATACCTTGCTTCTTTGCAATCTCTGCTTGTACTACTTTAAAGCCACGATGTGGTTTTGCTTTCACCTTTTACCAGCCTTCTCATTAGTAACACCCATCGCTTTAGACATTTTACTTTGTCCTCGATACGCTCCTTGAGTACCACTTAGTGCTGTAGTCCCATAATCTTTTTGCTTAGTCAATGTTTTGTCATATCCATCAACTGCATCCTTGAGCCGTCCTATGTAATCAACTACAGATGTAAATCCCATTGCTCGTGCTTTTTTATTTTCAGGGTCAATTGTATTTCCCCCATCTATTTCATCTGCCCAAGCATCACGTTTACGTAATGCACTAGACGTTCCTGCAAAAACTCCCCCATCGCCTTTATATTCGTCAGGGTCATAAGCTTTTAGTCGATTCAGTTCTGCAACTGCCGCCGCCCGATTAGGGAATTGCGCAAAACCTCCACTAATTCCAGAGCCTGCTGTTATACGTGTGTCACGTCCTTTAGGAGCAGAAACAGATAAAGGTTTCACATTCGGGTAAAGCGCATTACGATAGTCGGATTCACGACGAAATTCTTTAGGGTCTTGTGGCATTAGTTACAGTTCCAAGCTCTTAGGGATTTATTGATACGACTATTCGGGTCTCTAGCAGTCTTAGGGGATGTATTCTTAGCTCGCATACCTTCCATCCTAGAACAGAATGACTTACGGCGAGCAGCATCTTTAGGTGTCTTAGGATTAGGTGCTGGCGGTTTAAGGTTAGCACCAGTAGTCTTTTTGAAATGCGCTCTACCAGCAGCGTTCAATCCACCCTTAGGATTTTGGTATTTCTTGACAACGCCCATAAAACGATTGTAACGTATATCCCTAATATTACATACCTGATATTATTGTCATATGGCACAGAAATTAATCACTTCAACTGATGACCCTTTGTACATCAATGCAATCGTACACCTAGCTAATCTTCTTGATGAACGCACCTTTGGTACACCTATGGGAGTATCCCCTAAGTGGAAAGAGAAGTTTACTGGAAAGCAATATTGCGAAGAAGGCTGCATTAATGGACGTTGTCCAGGTCACAGTCTAATCTGTAATCTAGGGACTATCACCAAGCATCCAACATATAGTTTCTTTGTATTCCACCGGGAAGAGTACTCGAATGGAAAGAATAATAGCGTCATCTACTTCTATGAAGATGAGGCAAAGGCTGAAACTCAGTTCAATACCCTAAAGCGGAGAGCAAGGGATGTTTGACAAGTTAACTAAGCGTGAACTTGACATCCTTCACTTGATTGCCATAGATAGGCTAACCGTTAATCAAGTTGGAGAGAAGTTACTCATCTCTAAAAGGACAGTGCATTTCCATTTACAAAACGTATACAAGAAGTGCAATATTGCGGATACTAACCGTCATCTCATAAACCTTGCATTAGATTACTCTGAATACTATAGGAACTTAGTTGACAAAGAGTAGCGTTCGTGTATACTGTCTTTGTCTGGATTGCCACCTACCTACCTGATTCAGATAACCTTTCTACCTAGATAGAGCCAGCCGTACTCCCAGCGGCTGGCTCCTCCTCATTTACATCCCAGTAGAACCGAATCCACCTACACGTACAGCATCAGCAGTCATACGTGGATACATATCAGCATCGCATTGAGCGAATACCAACTGAGCAATACGGTCTCCTGCGTTGATGTTGAACTTCACACTATTCTTTCCATTAGGCACTTTAGACAGGATAACCTTAATCTCAAGGTTATAGTCTGAGTCGATAATACCCGGCGCATTCAGCACGAATACACCATACTTGGCAGCAATGCCTGAGCGTGAGCAAACCATAGCGTAGTGACCGCTAGGGATGTCCACAGACACACCTGTAGACACAACGACTACTTGACCGTCACTCAGTTCATAGTCATCAAGTGCATATAGGTCAAATCCAGCTGCGCCAGACGTAGCCCTAGTAGGAACACGAGCTTCCTTAAACAGTAGGTTGAACATTCTTCTCTTCTTCCATCTCTTCCATTACTTCAGCAATAAAGGGAAACTGAACTTTGAACTCAGCGAATATCTTGTTAGCAAGGTCTTCGTGTTCACTCTGCGTACCGTTACCTCGACGCACGTTCATATAGTGAATCCAATTACGGATGTATGAGTTAGCGTATACCTTTGTAGGCGCACACTCAGGCAGGATAGCCCTAGCGGTTTCGTAAGCTACTCCGCACTCAATCAAAGAATCATATGCGTCTTCAATCTTGCGAATTGCATCAGAAACAATGCAGTCAGCATATACCTGGACATCAGTAGGTAGAGGAATGGACAACTGTCGATTGTAGGGATGCTTTCCACGCATCTCTGGAGGTGCAATACTATCTTTGACTTCTGCATATCGTTGACTGAACTCCTGCACTCTGATACTTGAATGCCTTATAAATTGACGGCTAACCATCCTACTGGTCTTTATCTCTATCGTCCAGTTAGCCATTTCAAAGATTGACCAATGACCATTACGTATGCAGTACTTTAGTAGACGCTTGTTTTCCTTTTCAGTCCTATTGGACTGTGTGCTAGAAGAAACTCTAGCACAATAACAAATATGTTCTTCAGCATCTGGTGTAGACCAGATTGTTCTTACTTCGTTCATGTTAATCCTATAAAATCAATTATGCGTAAGTTATTTGAAACACCTGCTAATCGACAGGCACAAGCATATGCAGCACTCAAACTACAAGGAAGGCTGTTCTGCTTATACGGCGAATGTGATGTTGAACTAACACCAAAGACCTGTAAGCATGACATCAACTGGAATACACCTGAGTTGTCTGGAATATGCGAATACAAGCAACGTACGCATCGCTTTGGAACTTACTCTGACGTGATGATTACCAAGTCAAAATGGGACTACTTACGCTCATATGACGGGTATGCAGTACTACTAACAGAGTTCACTGATGGTGACTACATAACCGAAGTCCAAGGAATGCCTAACTTAGAATCAAGATTAGCTGGACCAAGAGTAAAGAGGAATGAGTTTGACGAAGCGCAGTCAGTTTTCATTCCTCTTACTTATTTCATAAAACTTGAATTATGGATACCTAAGCAAATGGGTCTGTTATCTCATCCATTGCTACAGGTGCAGAATTTGCCGACTGACCCGGTTCTCTAGTCTTTCCACTATCCAAAGGCTGAATCGTATCAGCGACAACTTCCCATACCTTGCGTTGTTGGTTGTCTTTATCAGTGTATTGGCGAACCTGCAAACGACCCTCAACAGCAACAAGTCTACCCTTAGATAGATATGTAGAAGCAAAATCCGCAGATTGACCCCAAGCTGTGACATCGAAGAAGTCCGTTTCTTTTTCCCTGCCCTTACGGTCTACTGCAACACGAAGGTTAGCAACACCCTTGCCAGTTTGAGTCATACGGTGTTCAGGGTCAGCAACTAAGCGACCTACAAGGATAACTCTATTCAGCATCAGTAACCTCTGGATTGAGTGTTACGTTGTAAGTATCTTTACTCTTGAGCGAAGATGCAATAGCCAACTCAGCAAAGTCAAGCATCAACTTAGCAGGAACTTTAGTAGAAGTCATACGGATACGAAGCCAAGCTTCACTAGCCGTTAAACCAGACTCAATAGTGATTCCGTCATCATCAGAAAACGACAAATCGTATGTACCAGGATTAGATGGATTGATTACGAGTTCAACCTCAGAATCCCTTGAAAAACTAATTAACTTCATTACTAACTCCTCTGACATTACCTGTCATCAGTGCCAGTATATCACAAATCACTTGACACTACTGTCAGAGTTACGTTTGAAACTGCGATTGGTCGCAGGTTTCACTAACCGTAGGTTGGAAGGTGCGTTAGTACCACCCTTTGAAAGAGGTTTCTTGTGGTCGATATCTTTACCCTTACGGGATACTCCGTTTGCGTCCATAACTCTACGAGCCTTCTGGCGTTCCATACGGGCAGGATGTTCAGCTCTAGCGACCTGCTGTGCGTATTCCTTTTTGTAGGGTCTTTCCTTGTTGACGTACGGCATGACAGCATCATACCAAAACGTCTCTCTTACGTGCGTGTATTTAATATACATACTTAGTATGTATATATTCTTGTTAATAGGGGTATAAAATTCTTTCCCCTCCCCCCACAAGATATTTACCCCCTAATAGTCGGGTATTACACCATTCTAAGGTCTTTGATATGATGCTTTATGAGCGTTGCAAAGAAGACTAATCCATCCAAATGGAAGGCTGTTGTAGCCAAGGTAAAAGCCTCTACAAAGGGTGGTGACCCTGGTGAATGGTCTTATGAAGGTTATTTATTTTAAATATGTGTAATCAATACAAGGTATGCACAAAGTGCAAAAAGTCTAAGTTAATAAATTCATTTAGGAGTAGGGGTGGAAATCTCTCACATTTACTAAAAAGCCACTGTAATACCTGTTTGTATAAAACTCATAAAAATTGGGTCAGTAATAATCAAGATAGAGTTGATGAGTATAGAGAAAGAGATAGTTGGACACTAGTTAAACGATGTGCTAGATATGGTTTAAGTCCTGAGCAATTTATTGACAAATACGAAAGACAAGAAAGGTGTTGTGCAATTTGTCACTCTGAAATAAATATAGTTGATAGTGCAATTGACCATAATCATATAACTAAAGAGTTTAGAGGAATCTTATGCAAACAATGTAATAGAGCATTGGGTATGTTTAAGGATAGTCCTACTGTTTTGAGAAATGCGTTGGAGTATCTAGAATCATATGGTAGTTATGGTAATGAGGATTAATTTGCAGTTTGTAGCGCAACCTAAGACGGTTGCAAAAAAGGTTGCTAAGTTTAGGTAGAACTAGTACACTTATCAGTAAGTATAGGGAGATTACTGAAGATGACGTTTGGTGATGTATACAACGCTATTGCGGTAGGCAAGAAGGTATCTCGTGTTCACTGGGATAGCGATAAAGCGTATCTTCGTTGGTCTGAAGCATTCAACGCTTTTGTATTCACCATAGACAATCAGGAATCAGTCCTAGATGGCATTACGTTGCCTACTGAAGACTTCTTCGCTAATGACTGGATTGTAATAGAGGAACCAGTTTGGTAGACAAATACATACTCCATTTAGGTAACTGCCTTGACTCACTCAAAGGTGTGCCAGATAACTCAGTAGACTCGATTGTTACTGACCCACCATACGGTATATCCTTTATGTCCAAGAAGTGGGACTATGACGTACCAAGCGTTGAGATATGGAAAGAGTGCCTACGGGTACTCAAGCCTGGTGGATTCCTTTTATCCTTTTCAAGTACACGTACTTACCATCGAATGACCACCAATATCGAAGATGCTGGCTTTGAAATCAGAGAATGCGTAAGTTGGGTGTACGCATCAGGCTTTCCAAAATCACACAATATCTCTGCATCCATAGACAAGATGTATGGTCATCCTAATCGAGGTCGTGCAATACCTACAGCCTCGTCATATCAGGCGTGTGATGTAGACCAAGACAACAAGTTGACTAGTAATCCTGTTGGTCCTTACGAACCTAAGACGGATGAAGCCAAGCAATGGCAAGGTTGGGGTACAGCACTCAAGCCTAGTCAAGAGTTCATAGCAATGGCACGCAAACCACTAGATGGTACGGTAGCCAATAACGTACTAACGTGGGGTACTGGAGGCATTAATATCGATGCTGCACGAGTACCTATGTCTGATGAAGACTATGAAAAGTTATCTTCTGGAGTAGAACGCATACGTGAAAAAGGTGGCACGATGGGTAACTCTTGGAAGAACAGTAGTGACCTATCAGGTGCTAACCCAGTCAATCCTGCTGGTAGATGGCCAGCAAACTTCATACATGATGGTAGTCAAGAAGTACTAGAGTTATTCCCTGATACTAAGCCCAGTAAGTCCGGTGGAGTATCGTACAACAAAGATACACAACACCTAAGTGGCAAGAAGCTTCAACCTAGAACTGGACATGACGATAATGGTGGTTCAGCTGCTAGGTTCTTCTATGTGCCTAAAGCCTCGAAGCGAGATAAAGAGGAAGGCTTAGATGACTTCGAGGAAAAGGTTGGCGCAAAGCAATTCAACGAAGGTATGGAAGGGCAGATACGTAGTAACGGAACAGTCATTAAAGAGGCTACTAAACTACGAAATCCACACCCTACAATTAAGCCTACAGAGTTGATGAAGTACCTATGCCGTCTAGTAACACAACCTGGTGGAATAGTACTTGACCCTTTTATGGGGTCTGGCTCTACAGGCAAAGCAGCAATACTCGAAGGCTTCCACTTCATAGGATGTGAGCTTGACGAAGAGTATCTAGCAATAGCAGAAGCACGTATTAAACACGCTTGCAGCCAACTACCTGAGTGATATACTAGGTTACTACCGAAAGGTAGTAGAACTAAAAGAAAGTCTCCAGAAAACCTTCAAACGTTCTTAGGTGTGGGCATACTAATTTGTTGGGATTAAATAATCAACTGTGCTGGATTAGCTAGTATGCCTACATCGTCTAAATATCTACTTACGTAGTAACTTATCCTTGATGATGCCACTCAGTCTAGAGTGCAGCAAATCAACCTCTTCCTTAGAAGCATTCTCTATATAAGCAACGCTATCCTTATTCAGGTCTTTATAGCCGTAGTGCAAGATTAGAGCTTCTCGCATATCCTTACAGTTTTGTCGTTTTTGGTCAGTTGTCATAATTACTAAAGCCACCCTGGTGCTTATTCAAGGTGGCTCATTTGGTTGTTGTTGTTCTTGTAACACTCACCTTGCGGTGGCAACGCATTCTAGCACACTACGTTGGTTTAACACCAGTACCGTCATACGGTTTAGCGTGACCATTCATCTCAAGTTGTTGTGCAAGGTCTTCACCATTACCAGACACTACACCTAACACCCTGCCATACTTGTCCTTCTTGTGCTTCTTGACTAGCACTATAACATCTACCTTACTATCTAGTATCTTACTTATCCATTGCTGAGTGAACACCTTAGCTGCCTTACCAGGCTCTGTATCTTTCTCAGGGCAGTTGATACCTGACAACCTGACCTTTGTAGCTGACAACATAACACCAAAGCCTAGGTCTATATCGCCTTCCAACGTATCGCCGTCTATTACACGTATACGCTTCAACGCATACTGGTACAACGTATTCTTTGTCATGTCTCACATATTACGATTACAAAGCTGTGAAAACGATTACAGGGCAGCAGGTTTACTAGAAACGAATTACATATCTATCCACTCACTGGATAATATCTATCCACACGTAACCGCACGATTACGCTCGTATTTGCACGTATTTACGTGCGTTGGCATACTTGATACCTTACTGAGTACTACCACCCTGATATGCCAACTGTATACCAGCCTTACTGAGTACATCCTAACAACTACCCATTACGTACCAATTGACCTCAGGTTGGTCAAATACAAGACAAATAGGACACATCTAGCAGTTACTACATAGGGTAGAAATGATGATGTAGAGAATAGGTTTAGTTTCTACGATGGGAGAAATGATGATGTAGGATATGTAGAGATATTTCTGTCGGAGTCCCCCCGGTAACTACTGCTCACTGGGCAGGTGGTTGCCATACCCGGTACCCCAGTCCGCAGTAATCAGCAAAAAGGGGAGTCCTCAATTTGTATAGAATGGAACGCGCACGCGCATATACCACGATCGATTCCACCTGTCAAGTAAAAATCGTATTATGTGACTGTGTAATTGTTCACACAAATCCTGGTGCGTAAATCCTTGCTTGGTTCTGGATGATACGGTATATTCAGTGTGTTATGAAAATCAAACTTTC